GTGGAGGGACAACCAATCACCCTATTTGAGTGAGGATAACATGTTCTACCCTGAAACCAGGTTGACTAGAGACGTTAAGCAACCTACAGTACGTAAGTATGCTTACAATCTCACGACGGGAATTCCGTTGCTAGCTAAGACATTGATTTGTCAGAACAGCAGGCAGGAACGAAGTCAGGTGTCTTTTTACAAGACATCGCAATATCGACCGGGGCAGTTCAAGAACACTGCCTTCCAAAGGCAGCATTTCTCAGCACAATGTGCTGATACTTCTATGGTGTTAAAGTTAATACATCTGAATAAGGTTAAACCTTACAGGCGTTACGACGGACCACTTGCTATGCTTTTCAATAGCAGATGCGTACAGAATACAACCACTGAACCGGTTGTACATGACGCGTACTTAGAAAGTGTCGCACTAGCGCAGGCGTATGCCCGCGTTGTGGAGCCAGATATTGACCAGACTGTGTTCTTTGGCGAACTTGCCGATACAGTCCAGCTGTTAATGTCTCCTCTCAAGTTTTTCGTTAAACAGTATAAACGATTGCACAAGCAAAACGTGCGCTCGTCTAGAAAATTTAGCGGAAAATCTCTCGTTTCAAGTCTGACGGATAACTGGATGCAGTATAGGTATGGAATCATGCCTGCACTGTCCGATGCCGATGGATTGATGAAGCTTTTCGATGTACGGGCCGCAAGGCCTGTTGCGTGGAAGCTCAGGAAACGTAATAGGTATCTTTCTTCTCCGGCGACAACGTCGGTGAGTAAGATATACAAGGAATTGCGCGAAGAAGCCTACTGGATGTATCGAGTAACCGAAACAAACTCTACTGATGTTCATGCGAAAGTCTTTTATAGAATTAATGACTTAGCAGAATATGAGATGGGAATGCAAGGTCGCTCTCGCTACCAGTTGGCACGTCAAGCGTGGGACTTAGTCCCGTTTTCCTTTGTTGAAGATTGGGTATTCGACGTTGGTACTTGGATAACGAACCGTTGTCCGATACCTGGATGTCAAGTGCTTGGGAATTCAATTTCGATAAAACGGACACGCAACGTGGAACTTTACGTTGATATTGCTTCGTTAAACTCGAATATGACCTTTGCTACTCGTGTTGATTCAATGATGAAATTTGTTGATTTTAAATACGAGCGATGTCCCGGCGGAGCGCCGGCAACAGAACCTCTGTTGTCTCCTGCTATCATGAACCTTAAACGGTCGTTTGATAGCGTCTCATTAATCTGGCAGCAAATGCCATATAAGAAGAGGTAGTATTATGCCACTTAAAGGTGCCGTAATTAAAGCAGCCCCCACGTCGTTTACCGTAGTTGGTGGAACAGACGAAACTCTCTCAGAAATGGGTACAGTTATTCCGGGAGGTCTCCAACTAACCGATAACGCGGTGACGGACTTTTACGTTCGCCCTGTTGTCACTGTCAAAGCTAAACCCGCAACACGCCTTGCTGATGGAACGTATAGTCGCATGAAGAATACTGTGACTTTTACGCTTCCTAAAGTGCTGGCGAGTGGAAAACAAGAGTTGAACAACATGAGGATAGAGTTTAATGTCCATCCGGAGACTACGGTCGCCGAGAAACTTGATCTTCGTTCTCGAGTTGCGCAGTTGTTGTTTGATACCGACTTTACCCAATTCTGGGATGCCGGTACTCTGTCTTGATGTACGAATCTAGTCCTCTTTGTAGCTTCTAAAGTTTTTGTCTTTAGAAAGTATAATTGCTTCGATAAGCCTAAACCGTGAGGTTATGAATGACTGGCCTACCATGTTGAGATTATCCATGAATCCTTTCGGAGAAATCCAAGGAGACAGTAATGAAAAATAAGAAATTATTTTCGACTGACGCACTCGCTAAACGAGTGTGGAAGAGTTTGGTTAGGGACTTTCGCTCTATTGAAGGTTCACAATTTTGTTCGGATCAGGAGCATGCTCTTGATTCGCATATACGAGAGTACAGGTCTGTTTCTTGGCCTGGAAAATTCGGGTATGATGCCTCTAAGTTTAAAAGGCAATATCAATTGGAGAACCTCTTTAAGAGATACCGTTTTGAAGATGATGTTTATTCCGAACAAGAGTTGCAAGATATAACTAACGCAAAGCTTGTTGATACGCAGATGCGTATTGGAATGCCCCGAGAGAGATGGACATACCGTTCATTTCTTGTTTTACAAAGGGCCAGAAAAATAATTGCAGAAGTACTTGGCGATTATGATCCTGAAGAACATCGATCCCTCTGTTCCTTCGGTAAACGTGCATCCGTGGGTCATCCGTATAGCAAATCGTGCTTGCATGAAAAGCTACATGGGCAACTTACCGGTTCACATGAACACGTAGAGTGGTTTAATGACTACTTACAGACCGATCACCATCTGGTCTCAGCCATTAGTGAGCGTACTTCGGTACCAATTGATGGCACGTGTGATTCCCTTACCCTGACAAACGTTCCAAAGAGCTTCAAGGCCCTCAGGTCGATTATGCCCAATACGCTAATAGGTGGATTTTATACCTATGGATTGGGTGAAGTCATATCGGCAAGGCTGCGAAAAATAGGGCTAGATATCTCGCGCTTGCAGTCGAAGCACGGGGTTTTAGCGAGGAAGTTCTCGAAGTCGAGAACTCACGCCACAGTGGACATGTCTGCTGCGTCGGACTCCTTTACCTATGAGGTGGTTAATGCTTTGATTCCACGAAAGTGGGTCAAGGCGTTAAAATTAGGTCGTATAACTACAGTTAATGTAGCGGGCTCTAGCCAAAAGCTGGTCTCGTTCATGACTATGGGAATAGGATTTACCTTCCCACTTCAAACGCTCATGTTTTATAGCCTAGCAAAGGCTACGAAAGAGCTACTTGGTATTCACGGGTTGATCAGCGTTTACGGGGATGATATCATATATCCTGTCGAAATGCACAACCAAATGACCGCTATATTTACTGATTTGCGTTTTCATTTAAATCAGGAAAAGACTTATGTCAATGAATACTTTCGTGAAAGCTGTGGTAGTGATTATTACTACGGTTTCGATGTCCGTCCTTTTAATCCAGAGGGAGGACATCAGCTTCTCACAGGCCGCGGCTATGTTTCAGTTCTGTACAAAACCATCAATGGATTGCTTCGAAGATGGGATGAAGCAGAGATTGCTATCACCCTAAGGTTTCTCTACTCAGAAATACTTCGAGTAGATGACCAAATCTTCCAGGTTCCTAAAAGTTTTCCGGATTATTCCGGGGTTAAGCTTGAAAAGCCTGTTCATAACAAGAAAACTCTTTTTCCTTGGAGTCACTTGTCGTGGAATCCAAAACTACACTGCATCTCATTCCCATATTGGGGTTTGGCTGTACGCCGTAAAAGCGTGGCCTTACGAGATCACAGTTCGTATTATTGGAATGAGCTAAGGACAGCGTCGGCTGTTCGGTTATTATCTGTTGGTTATGGTCCTCCTTCTGGGATTAAGAACCCTTTCGAAAAGGTTCAAGATTCTACCGCATTAATATGGCGCAAAGTGAAACCCAAAAGTTTCGTGCGCGCTTTCGCGGATGGGAAGAGGTTAAGACGCTTAGAAGCTACAGTAGCTGAAAAGGTCGACCCCTGTGTGGTTTGTCAGACGGGATCAACTTCATGTTGGTCCGACGACATCTAAATGATGTAAACCACGTAAAGGTGGAG